TTCCATTTTTACATTTCCTATTTTTCGCTGACATTCTCATTTTTTCAATTGTTTCAGGAGAAAATTTACGACCCAACATTTTTTCTCTTATTTTATCTTTTGTTTCATCAGAATGCGGACCATTTACTTTTCCCGTATGAGCATCTATTTGTCTCTGTCGATATTTATCATCTGCCCATAAATTATTGCTTTTTTGTTTTCTTATTTCACGTTGGGTTAGATCTTCAAATTGAATTTTATTAGCTAAGCGAATTTTATCTTTTGTTTCATCAGATATAGTTTTACCTTGATTACCTATTTTTATTTTTTCAATAGTTTCTTCGGTATGTTTATATCCTCTAGTTGATGGTGTATTAGATTTCAATGTCTTGTTGTAGTATTTATTACCACACTCAATAGGATCAATCATATCAAGCCATCGTTGTTCTTCAATCACTAGATCTTCGTTATTAGTGTATATTCTTTTTAATATACGTCTTTTGAAGTCGTATGGTCTTCTTCTGTGTGCTTCTCTCATAACAGTAGAAGAACAAATATATCCGTCTAGTTCAGTTCCCCAATGCCTACCGATATAAAATCTATTATATCTTTTATCAAACCACAAATATATGAACCCAAATTTTTGCAAATTAAATACTCCTTTGATATTATCTCTAGAGTATTTATACATAGCGTGTGTTTAAAAAGTCCCGCCGTCCAATGTATTCCACGCAACAATGCCAGTTCCATTAATTTGTAACACATAGCCATCAGAACCTGCTGCTAATTTATTCAAAAAGTTTGATGAGTTACCAACTAGAATATCACCATTAGCGTAAACGCTTTGTCCTGTGCCGCCGCTAGTCGCAACTAGTGCAGTAGAAAGTGTCAATGTGTTTGCAACAATAGCAACGTTTAGTGTTGAGTTTGCAGTGATTGCAATAGTCGTAGCGTTTGAAATAAATCCGCCAGCACCTGCACCGCCTGTTTTCAGTTGGGCTTGCAATGTCGCAAAAGTGAAGTTAGTATTAGTTGTGTCAACTGTAGTTGTTGGTGTTGGTATGTTACCTGAGAATAGCTTATACACCCCGCTATCACTCTGATCACGGAAGAAACCAGTCCAGTTTGAGTTAGCAGTTGTCGTATTACCATAAGGTGCAATAAATCCGATGTCTACTGCGTCAGTATATGTCAAACCTGCTGCTTGATCTTTTGCAAGAACAATCAATGGATCTTCAATTGACAATGAAGAAACGTTCAATGATACAAAATCACCAAGAACAGTCAAGTTACCTGAGACAGTCACATCAGTGAAATAGAACAAACCGGGTAAAGTATTTGACCAGTATGCGTTTGTGCCGGCACCTGATACTAGAACATAACCAGCAGTACCTATACTACCATTAACAGCAATCGAACCGCCAAATATAGCATTAGCTGATGATATGACGGTATTGATAGTTGTGTTGCCAATTTTAATAGCTGTGGTATTTAAAGATGCGTTTGCGCCGACAGTCACAGAAGCAGGGTTAATGTTTGTGTTAACGCTGCTGTTACCTACTGCGTAGATAACGTTATTAGTGACAGTACCGCCAGTAGTTGCGTTACCATAACCGCCAAATTTCAAGTCAATTGCAGTTAGGTTGGCAATTGCTGTGCTGTTTGAAACTTGCAATTGTAGTGATGTTGCGATGGCGTTAACTGTTGAGTTACCCACGAACAATGCAGTTGTGTTTGCAATTACGTTAGCACCGGCTGCAAGCACAGTTGTGTTGACAACTGATGTTCCTACAGTTAATGCGAGTGGAGTCAAGTTAGCAATTGCTGTGCTGTTTGAGACCTGAATAAGAAGTGAGGTCGCGCTAGCGTTTGCAGTTGAGTTACCCACAAAGAATGTGGTTGCGTTCACAGTTATGTTTGCGCCGACTGTAATAGAAGCAGGGTTGATAATTGCGTTAACTGTGCTATTGCCGACTGCAAAAATGATAGTATTTGTAACCGAACCGCCAGTGGTTGTGTTGCCGTATCCGCCCAACTTCAAATCAATTGAAGATAGGTTAGCGATAGTTGTGCTATTTGATAATTGGATTAGAGTTGCTGTAGCAATTGTATTTACTGTACTGTTGCCGACTGCAACTGCGATAGTATTACTTACAAATCCACTTGTTGCTGAACCATAGCCGCCGATCTTCAAATCAATCGGTGTTAAATTAGCAATACCCGTGCTGTTTGATATTTGAACTACTGTTGATGTAGTGACAGCGTTTACTGTGCTATTTCCGATATACAACGCAGTAGTATTGGCAATTACGTTAGCTCCCACTGCAACCGCTGTAGTGTTAACAACTGTAGCACCGATCTTTAGATCAATTGCTGTCAAGTTAGCAGTGTTTGTAGTGTTTGATACTTGTAGGAGTGACGATGTTTGAGTTGCGTTTACTGTTGAGTTTCCAACAAACACAGATGAAGTGCTAACTATAACGTTTGCACCCGCAGCGATAACTGATGAGTTAACTACCGAAGTATTGATTACAAGATCGACTGGGGATAGGTTAGCAGTTGATGTGCTGTTTGTTATTTTAATGAGTGTTGAAGCAATAACAGCATTTGCTACAGAGTTTCCAACAAAGAATGAAATTGTATTTGCAATGACGTTTGCACCAGCAGCAAGAACTGTGGTATTGACAACAGATGTGCCAACAGTCAATGCAATTGCCGTCAAGTTAGCAGTGCCTGTGCTATTTGTTACTTGAACTAATGAAGAAGTATGAGTCGCGTTTACAGTTGAGTTACCTGTAGCAAACGCTGTTGAGTTTACAAGTGAACCGCCTGTGGTAGCATTACCATATGCGCCGTTTGCAGGTATATGCAATGTGTTCGCAATTGCTACGTTATTTGTAACTTTGTCGTAAGTAAAACCGACAGAACCTGCAAGTGTAGAACCGCCGTCATTATATTGAATTTGACCGTTTGAACCCGCAACACCAGCAGATGTAGTAACAGCTTCCCAATAAACGTTTGCTGTGCCTGAACCCGAAGATTTCAGAACATGGCCAGCACCGCCGAATGAGCCGTTAGCTGATATGACTTGAGGAACAAGGTTTGCGGCAATTACTTTGTCAATACCTGATGTTGCGTTTGCAACCAATGCTTGGTTGGCGGTTAAAGTTCCCGGAACTCTTTTACCTGCAATAGGAAGTATTGCGCCATTTGCGCCAATCCATAAAACGTCGCCATTTGAAGTGAACGCCAATTCACCGTTTGCTAAACCTGTAGCATTTGCAGTGTTTAGCGATCTTTTAATTTGAATTAGGTTATTAGCCATGATTATTCCCTTATATGTAAACTTAGAAGGACAAACTCATGTTAAAAATTCCCACCATCAAGTGGCCCATCAACGTCCGCAATCTGTAATCTCTCTACTTTGTATTTATCATTATCCGGATGATAAACGAGGGTCATCCCTGCAGTTGGGTCCACACCTTCAACCACATCTTGTAAGTGATCGAGACGACCAGGGGTGCTTACAGTCAATACTTGATTTTTTATTGTTACAGTCGAATTGGGATTTGGTGTAGCATTTAAGTGCGGCTGAATGACAATACCTGTCGTGTGAGTGTTAGGTGATACAAACATATTAGACCCAGAGATAGTAGTTGTATTTCCGGTAACTTTCAATACTTGATTTTTAATAGAAATTTCTGAAGTCGGATTTGAAGTTGTTGAAAAACTAGCTTTAACAATTATTCCTGATGTATTAGGTTTCAATTTTATAATATAATTTGTCATACTCTAGTGACTTCTGGAGTTATCGTGACAATACCTTCAAGTATTCTTACTACTGTGTTTGAACCGTCAATCAATTCAACATCATATACATACCTTCCTGCAACAATATTTGCAGTTTGAGTTGCGGTCAACGATAAAACAAGAACACCGTTTGCTAACGCAGTTGTGAAATTAACTGCATTGCTGCTGGTGTATGTTTTTCTTATTTGACCGCGAGATGTATAGTATGTCATGTCAATAGGTTCTTCATTTTCATCTAATATAGAAATACTAGAGGCAAATGTTGTTCCTTGATCTATTACTATGTTTGCTTTGAGTGCCATGTTACACCGCCAATAGAGTTCTTTGATATTTAACCACAGTATCTGAATATGTGGGTGTCAACCATAATCTAAAAGTATTAGAACCTGTATCGACATTAGACGTGAATTGACCAATAGTTCCATTAGAAATTAAACTTGCGTATTCGGTGGTATATGTATTTCCGCCATCATGTAGAATCGCAATTTCAGTATATTGATATTTGCTGTTTGTTGGATTTTTCAATGACAACATATATTTGCCACTTCTATATGTCAATGTGCTAAATGTATCAACGATTTGCACATCCGTATTTGTAGTCGTGTTTGATGAACTTCTAACTTGTGTAATATCGTTATGTGAAACGTAAATTTGAGATGAAGTATTGCCTGTTGCAATATTTGAAGTAACAGTCAGTAATGTTGTAGTTGCAACGTTGCCGCCGCGTAATTCAGTTGTTGCTAAAGTGTTTGCACCTAGAATACCAACTACAAACCCGTTACCGGTAGTCGCTTCACCTGTAGAGTTTCTAATGAGCGTGACAGTATCCCCGAAAGCATTTGCCATCTGGTTAGTTTTAATACGCCATGAGTCGAATGTATCTGATGCAACTTCTACATTACTGATTTGTCTTGACATTAAATCTCTCGCTTATTTCTTTAAAGATTTCTCTTAATTCTCTACATTCATTTTTTAAAATTTCAATATCGTTTTGCAAACCTTGCATTTGTTTTATTCTTTCACGATTTTGAATGAAATTTGCATAATCATTATTGTTATTATTTATGACTGTATTAGTCTCAATATTTTTATAATAACCATCAGCATCTGTTTTTGCTAGCTTCATGCTGACACACCCACCGCTCTAATATCATCAATGCGTGGAATTGATGTAGGAATTAAATTTGAAGTTGTGCTGCTAACCAATCCAGTATCTGCCAGGAATACAACTTTTAATTGCATGGTATCGAATGTATCATATTCAATCATAGAATGACTGTAATATCTTGCGACATTTCCGTTATTTCTATTATTAAATGCTTGCAATGGATAACTCACAGAAGCTAATGATGAATTGCCCACACGACCTAACAACGCCATGCTCAATCCGGTTCCTGTCGGACCTGTTGTGCCGACTGGAGAAGAAATAACAACTCTAGTATCTGATGGCACATCTGTTACAACTGCTATAGCATAATTTGTCGGGAACAATGGTGAATAAATTTTAACCAAATCATTGATTTGAACATTGCTAGTTGCATTAGTTGAAAACGTTGTGCCGGTTCCAATCACATTCATTGTTGATGTGTTTTCTACGTTAATTTGCCCTGCATATATCCATGATGCGCCATTGAGGATAGCAGTATTGGGTGAATCTGGCAAACCGAATTGCATTTCAAAGAAATCATTTGAATTTGTTGAACTACTGAATTTAGGAGCAACAGGATCCAACAATTCCAACAATGTCCAATCTTTATCATCGAATGCTTCAGGATCATTTGAATTATACAGTCTAGCAAAAACTTTAATATCAGTGTTCAAAGGTTTATATGCTGACAAATATACTAATAAATCTTCTGCTTTTTTATCTTGTGCAAAAGTTATTTTTTTAGTTATATGTTTTGATGCTGCATTGCCATAATCTCCGTTTTCAGCAGAATAATCACTATTGATATTATATCTACTAAACGTTGTAGAGAAATCTTTTACTGTAACACCAACAAAATCGTTGTTCGAAGATGCAACAATGTTTGTGTAGCCCGCGCCGGAATGAACACCAGTGGGAGCACCTGCGCCATCTTGAATAATTGCGTATTCGTTAGACTTTGATGCAATTATTGGAGTGTTTTTGCTTATGATAGATGTATTAGATAGATTCGTAACTTCTGCTGTTAAAATAGTATCGTTACTTGCCATTCTATATGCAACACCAGAGTATGTAGAATCAGAATAGCGTGCGTAATATGGAATCGAATGAGTCATATTATAAATTGAACTAGATTCAGTTTGTATCAATGACTTAGGTGCAAAATCATAAAACTCCAAATTAATGATATTACAATCATTGAATCTGCCACCAAGTCCCCATGTTGCGTCATCCAAAGTTCCACGACCGTCATATTCAGAACGCAAAACAGTTCCTGTAGTCACTGAGAATGTTGCACTTGTTCCTACTGTTGTTCCCGTGGTTCTTGTTATTGTGTATGTGATATTTGCAACATCAGAGAAACCTGCACCAACGTTAGACAAGTATATCTGTTCAATTGCGCCAGTTGATGTATTAGCTACAATATTTGCTTTAGCAGCATAACCTGCAGCAACGTCAACACCGTTTTCAAATCCATTTACTATAACGTAATCTGAATTAGTGTAATTTGAACCGCCGGCAGTAATTGATATAGAATTTATAGTGTTGTTGACAAATTTAACTGTGCTATTCGCATTTGAGTCAGACAATACTAATAGATCTTTTATAACCTTTGCTCTTCTTCCAAACATAGTATCTGCTTTCACATCGAAAGTTTTTACTTTGTCGATGAAGTCGATTTTTGCAACAGGTGATTTTATAAAATATGCTGCAGAATTTGTGAAACCACAAGCAGCATCAACCTGAATTACTGTGTTAGAAATTTGAGTAACAATTTTTCTAATATCAGTTTTTCTTCCTGTTGTACCATTTAAACTAACAATAACAATATATTCATTTCCAGTAATTGATCCATATACACTTGACCAGTTAAATAATGCGCCATTAGGATAATTCGTATTTGCAGTAATCAAATTGTTTCCTGCAACAGTCGCAACAGCTATCCCTTGTTGGATATTAGCCGTTCCGCTGCCGCCCGGATAGAATACAGTGTTTTGATACACATATTCGCCACCAAATACATTATCTGTCACAACGCTATTTTTTCTATCAAATGTGATAAATTCATAAGGTGTGGGCGAGACTTTGAATGTCACTCCATCAGTCGTATATGTTATCTGGTCTCTTTCACTCAATGGTGAAGTATATGTAATTGCTGAAGGAGGAAGACCCGACTGAATTGAACTATGCCCGACAGGAACACCGTCTACTGCATATCTTGCAATATTCAAATTGAATTTCAAATCAGTAGTCGTTGATGGTTTCCATGTAGGAATAACAGTCAATGGCAGTGTTGCATTAGGATCGGTGATTGAAGGTTGTTGCGAAATAGTCAAGCTACTAAAATAATTTCCAACGTATTTTCCACTAGAACCGGTTGAGGGTGTGTTCGTCCCCACTAGATTCTCGCCAATTGTGCTGCTCCATAAAGTAAATGCTTCATTGCCGTCAAAAATACCTACAATAGCATAATTGATTCCTGTAGGAACTTTAATAGGTGTTTTAAATTTGAATTTAGTTGGCAAACTTGCATCATATGTAGCTTTAATTTCAACATATTCAGCTCTTGCTTCAGGCAAATGCGATCCATTAACAAATGGAATTATATTAGGAACACCATCAGCGTTTAATTCGCACAAGAAAATATAAGCACCGGGATTGTTTATCCCTGATTTATTTCCGGTTGCAGTAGGCTTATTTTTGAAATATAAATCAACAGAAGAAACATCAACTGTTTTAGCACCCTTCACTGACGCAGGATCAATTAAAAATGATTGCGCGAAATTAAAAATTATACTATTCATTTATCTTATTAATCCTTAAGTATCTGCAAACAGAACTGTTTTTGTTGCGGTCGAATTTATTGCCTTCAATTCGAATTTTTTAGTACCAGAAATATCTAACCAATATTCAGTATAATGTTTAAGTATGCCATGATATTTCTGTGATTGGTTTACACTCAAAGCAAATCTAAAATTTATATTCCCCGACGAATCAGTTTTTAATACTGTTGTATTTTTTTCTGTTGGCATATCGGACAAACACAGATTGGTATTATCAACCCCCTCATAAAAGAATTGATGAATAGTATTGGGTTTCAAACCTTTGCATTGTATCGTGAAATTTTTAATAGTCGCGCCCATTTTTTAATTTGCTCCGAGTTATTGATTAGCGCCAGTTAGTATCAACTGATGGTGGTGTGATTGTCATTGTCCCCGTATATATGGTGGGAGTAACAGCCACATTAGTTGTCACAGTATTAGAAACTGTAATATTGCTTCCGGGATATTCTACTGCATATCTCCAGATTGATGAGAATAATCTAACTTTAATAGTATATTGCAATCCGCCTGATGGATTATGATCCCATGTAAACTTGAATGAATTATTTACAGCATTACCGCTCCAGCCAGTTGATGATACTGCTTTGGTAGTATAATTTGCAAATACCACTCCATTAAACCACTTACCGGGAACAACATTCGACAATAACTTCGTTTTGTCTGTAGTAGTCAATTGAGCAAGTTGTGAACTATTTGATGAAGTTCTTATTAAAGTGTTTCCTTGATAAACTTCAATCGCATCATGACCTGAGTAGAAATGACCATACAGTGTTACAGGACCTGCCGCATTAGCCATTGTAAAATTAGTTGTGGTTACAGGTGATACAGTTGATGGGTTTGCAACAGTTAACCATGTGTTTGATATAATTGGTGTCGTATTGACAACAACAACAACATTTCCTGTACCAGTATTACCAGTTCCAGTATTACCAGTTCCAGTGTTGCCAGTACCATTACCATTAGGTGGCAATGCTGGAGTATATAATGTTGCGTTAACTTGAGAAACAGCAGGATATTCAAAATAGTCCTGATGTAGTGCTGCAACTCTACTCTTCAATGTAAACAATGATTTTTCAGGCAATGCATCATCATTTTGAATAGAAGCTGCATATGCTTTATGATTTAGATCAGTATTATTAGTAGTCGAAAAGTCATCAACAAAAAATCCATATTTGAATCTAGACAACGTAGGTGTTGATGATGAAGGAATTGTTTTTTCTTTAATATCCTTTTCCAACAAAGTCAATGAAACATAATATTCTAGATCCTGAATTCTTCTATCAAGATTTCCAATATCTTTCATAGTATAGCCAGTGGGTTGTTGTTCCTCAATATTCGCATTAGTTAATGGAACATCGACAACTCTACTTTCAATGCGAGCATTTGATTTATTTTCATTTGCTATATTTCTATTTAATATAGCAATTACAGTATTCGAAGGATTTATAGGTAAATTAGGATATGGCGGAATAACTAAATTATTCAATCTCATCGAATAATCTGGTTTTACAGGTATTTTTGCTTTTGCAATATTATTGATATATCCCGATGATCCTTTAGTAACAAATATATCACCTTCACGATCAACGAATACCGAGTCAATACGACCGACATAATAATCAAGTTTAGTTTTAAAAATTGATCCTGGGATTGGGAATTTTTTATCATTTGCGGGATCTGAAGTCACACCAAAACTAATTGTATTCGATGGGTTCAGTGGCGCATTAGACCATGTAGTATTAGGTGATACTGTATTGCTCACAGAAGGACGGAAATCAAGTGTGCCAATCAAATCATAATATTTTCCTGTCTTAGTATAAACTTCAGGAATTTCAAATGAGTTGTATTTAGTAGTCAAACCTGACAATGGCAAACTATCATTTATAGCAACTGTTTCTGCGTTCGCATCACCTGTATATGAGGTTGTGTCTATGAAACCTGCACCTGTTGAAATGCCGTAATCAAATTTAACTAGTAAATAATCATTGCTAGCATTCAAATTTAAAGATGAACCTGGAGTTTTATATAGGTAACTTAGCCCATTATAATCTGCTGTTTGATTATGATCAATATAGAAATCATCAATAGCATCAGGGAATCCAGTTGCGTTAACAGTTGAATTACCTACAAAAACTGATCTCAATCTGAATGCATTAGGAACACCGATGCACCATGGCCCGATATTACTTCCTGCAACGTTTGCAAGTCTAAGTTTCACATATGCGCTTCTTCTAGCATTCACAGTCAACGAGTTTACACCTTTGCGTTGAATTTCAACACCTAAACTTGCAGTAGTTGAACCCACAGCATTGAATGTCATGTCTGTGTTGTTGGCGTGCTTGAATTTTATAGTCAAAATATTGCCATTAGCATCAACGTTGCCAGTATGGCTATATTGACCAGGCACATTTCTGACACCCATCGAAATTGGAACGTTCTTTGGGAAATATCTATATACTTTGTTAGAAGAATTAGCATAGCTAGGATTTGAATCTAGCACCATAAGTGTATTGTTTGTGATACTGACAATTCTTTTTGTACTGTTTGACGAGCCATTACTGATATAGACAAAATCACCTGGCTGAAAATCATTAGTGAAATATGTGCTTGTTCCTACAACATTCGGCGAGGTTGTATTAACGCTAACATCGCCATTAGCAAACAGAGTAGCGACTAAGCCTGCGCTAGTTGGAACTAAGTACATATCCTGCAAATTAGATACTTGAGCAGCACCTACAAATGTATAATATTCACCTGAAATGCTTGATATATCTTTTGTCAAAGATCCTGAGTTGGCAATTGAAATATTTTGATCAATTGTTCTATAGTTGTATGTGCTATTGGCAGTGCTTTTTACTGAATATGCGCCAGAATTGAACACCAGGGTGCTATTAGCAGTTTCTTCAATAATAGCAGTATCTTTTCCGACTAATGCATCATATTTTGTAACAACATCAGCAATACCTTTGTTTGTGCCATCATAATACACCGATCTTACATCACGGAAATTCTTACCTAAGTTCATATTCACATCAAACAAATACAACTTATATGTTGAATCTGCAGTTCCTACAGTTCCGCTATAAGGTAACATCGAACGAATTCTAGCAGTTCCGATTTGAGTTCCTACGTTTGCAGTATTACCTATTGCAGCAGCAGCTGTGTTAGAAATAAAATTCTTTGCAGTATCATATAGCTTAATAATATCGCCAGTGCTATATTGGAATAATCCGCCGACCTCTTTGATCCTAATATAATTTCCATAATTCAATGTGACAGCATGATTATTTACTGATCTGTAATCATTACCTTTTTTAATATTGATAGTATAATTTGATTTTGTTTCAACTCTATATCCGTCAATGTATGCAATACCCGGATCAACAAGCACACTAAAAGTATTACCTTCTAGTGAAGAATTGGCAGGGCTTCTAGTAGTAACAAGAAATTTGTTTATGACATAATCGCCGGATTCGTCTGATGTTCTACGAGCCATTTCATCATTGATTTTATTGTAAGCAGTTTGTTGATTTTGCTTATAAGGACGACCTTCTGACCATTCAACTAGAGAAAAGAAGTTGTCATTTGCTGCTGCATCTGCAGTTGATGCAATCATAAGTTCAGGAGTAAGTTTTAATCTGTTAGAACCAGGAGCATTTTCATTTTCAGTTCCTTGTGCATTATCTAACAATGATGTGTCAATATTACTATCAACAATACTTTCAGCAGTATTGAACCCAACAACTACTGCATCTGGTGTTTGGGAATATTTAGAAACGATCACAGTTTGTGGTGTTACTTTTGAGAAATATCCCTTTTGATATACGATACCATCTCCGACTGCAAATGCGTAACCGTTACCTATAGAATTAGGTAATGTTGAGATTTGGACATTTGCAATATAATTTCTAGGTTGTAGGTTAAGGGTTGACAATCCCGAAGAATTGTTTGCTGATTTCACAGTCACATAAGGAAGTGTTTCATAGCCTGAACCTAAAGATGTTATAGTGACATCAGTAACTTTACCTGCAGAATCAGTTACAATAATTGCTGAAGCATCAGTTCCTATAATACCTTCAACATCAGCAGTTACTGACGCTGACGCATTTCTAACTGGGTGTGAATTTGAAATTGTCCAACGAGTTGATTTTGCTGTAGAATCAATCAAGTCAGCTGTTCTAGGTTTGACACGAAGAATTACTTGTTGTGTATCTGCTAACGTAGTAGTGTCGATTCCAATAATTTGAACGTTTGCGCCTGTGAAAGGTTGGTACAAATATTCAGTATTAGTAAAGGTACCTGAAGACACATTTACAATAAGAGCAGGAGAAATAACGACAGAATCACTATTACTAAATCCTAACCCGCCATTGTTTGCAGCCACACCTAACAGAGGATAGTTCGGATCATATATGCTGATTGTTTCACCCGCAGTAAATGTATTTGTTGATCCATTAGCACCTGAGTTAATATAATTCAAATATATAGTTTTCAAATCTGGATAAGTCGATACGAATCCGTCAGCATAATTAATAATATATGCGTTTACACCTATTGAAGGATTTACGCTCTTCGCAAAATAGCCAACGTAATTTGATGGTATAGCAGTCAAACCATCCTTTTGTTGATCAACTAATTTAGCGTATTGATATGATGAATAGAAATTAAAATTACATCCATCAATAATTGTCCCGCGCTTGAAGATATTGTCTCCGAAACGTTCAATCTGTTTTTGCAAAATAGACTGAAATTGATTTAATTCTCTAGCTTGTACTGCAACACCCGGGCGAAATAGGATTTTATAAAAATCCTTTGTTTCATTGTAATCATCAAAATATGGAGCTACGTTAAAATTAGTCTCTAATGTCATGTTCCCTGAACCTTAAAATTCGAATATAAATTTGATTGTTTCTGCTGCAGTATTACTTCTTGATATAGCATCTACTTTTTCTAAATACATGACTTTACCGCTACCAAAAACCAATTCCGGAGAATATTTATTAACAACATCTGCCCTCGGTGTGGTGTTAGAAGTTCCTATTATCGGGGATCCAGTTTGAAAAGAACCAATTTGATTTGTAACGTAATAATCTTTGTTTACGTTAGAATCAACGACTGAATGTAAATATGCATTAGCAAATTGCTGTCTACTAGAACCTGTAGTGCTTTGAAACACTTTTTCGTCTTCGACAAAACTTCCCGAAAAGGGAATTGCGTTATATTTATACATCTGAATAAAAGTGCTAAAGTCTTTGTAGACCCCGCTTCTCATAATAGAACTTATAGTTGCAAATGCCCCAGATTTTGCTCCTATTACAGAATCACCAGTTTTAAATATACCTGAAACACCAGACGCATCAAAGGTTCCTGCTGCAACTGATGTTAACAATCCTTGTGATGCACCAATTTCTCGTGAAACTATTGAATTTACAGTGTAACTTAATAATTGTGCTTTTGCAGTCGTATTAGCAAAACTGCAATTTGAGTCTAGTATAGCCACTGTGTCGCTAACAACTGTTTTGACTTTGCGAATAGTTCCGCCGCCAGCAGATGCATTATAGATAAAAACTAAACTACTATTTGCTTTAAGTTCTGTAGTAAAACTAGTTCCGGTTCCATTCATATTTGCAGAAGTCGTGTTAACAGAAACATTGCCAGTTAATATAGTCGAATATGTTAAATCAACTGATGTTAAATTAGCACCGATATTTGTTTTGTAGATATCGGCATTCTGATTACTAGTGTAATAATTATTTGACGCAAAGGTCATGTAAGTTGAATTTACAATTGAATTTACTACAGATAATTGGTATCCTGATTCTGTTTTTAAATAAACATATTCCCCAACAGAAAATTGATTTAGGAAATCACTATTTCCGGTGTTGCTTATAGCTACAGAATCTGTTGCTGAAATACTAACATTTGAACTTACTTTTACGCCATTAACTTTGTATATGCTTTCACCTGCAACAAAAGAACCTACAGCACCCGTAATGTTAAAAGTTACATTCGCAAATACTGGATCTCTTAAAATTCCGATTGTTCTGTAATCATTCTTTAGAGGAATACCTATATCAGTATTAGAAAATTTAGTGCTGACACATAATCTGGTTGCACCCAATTCTCTTGCAGCATCATAACCATGACCGCCCGGGGGAGAATAAATTGGTCTTAGTGTTGCAGTTTTACTGACACCAACAACTGAATCTGTTACAGTTGTAGCAGTAGCATAATTATAGTTTTCACCTAAATTCAACATTTCAATTCTTTGAATTGTATTGCCGTATGAATTTACGATTGCCCTTGCTTCGGCAGTAACAGTCTCGGTGCCATCACCTAAAATTACTACACCGGGTGAGATCTGATACGCAGAACTAGCTAATGGTTTTACATTAAAAGCTCGGTCAATCGTTATTGCTTTAACTGTAGAATTTACGACATAATCCGTAATTTTAGCATATTGTCCTGCGCCAGTGCCGGATGAAATGTAAATATAGCACCCTGTATAAAATCTACTTGTTGTATTTGCACCAACTGAACTGTTCAATGAATATGTTCTGACATTACCTCCGATTCTCAAATCATCTACTCGGAAAACACCATTACAGTAGTTGTCATAACCTGAACCTGCAGTCTCTACTTTGATAACGTCGATAATACCTGTTTTTGCAGCAGATGAAACTTGAGCGTTTGCAACGACTGGAAAATATTCACTAGTTGCAAATTTTCTTTTAAAAGTATCATCGACAGTATACATATATTTCCATGTATATCCATCAGAAGTTTGATATGATTCATCTGCCACATCAATTTCGGAAAATTCAGGTTGGATTGTTGACGGTGAGTTTCTGTTATTATCTAAACATTTGAATACATGATAAAAGGCATCAGCGTTTACAATAGCATAATAATTACTGTCAAATAATGCGAGATTGGATTCACCCAAATTGTCATCATACATTGTATATACAGTGTTTGTGACGTAATCATTTCTTCTGATCATCAAAGACATATCACCGGAATTTAATCTTTTACCATAAATCATATTCCGATAGGCATCAATATGTACTTCAGATACTGAATCATATGGCTGTGGTATGTTCGAAGTATTTGCATAATCTAGATGATTACCTATGAATGTGTAATAGGCAGTATTTGAAGGCTCATTGACCGATTCTAATAACTGTCTAGCATTATGTAGACGAGTTTCTTTAGTTATGAGTTTTTTAGATTGAGCCATTATGATTCTTTCGTAATTACAGTTATAATGTTCGTTGAATTATTTGCTACGTCAGATAAAATTGTTGATGAGAAGAATTTAGTCCCTGCAACGTGTAATACCTTTTTAAGCATATCAGCATATTTATCGACATGAATTTCAGTGATAATTTCATAAGAAAAATCTTGATAATATTCGCCGTCATAAATGTATTTAGACGCACTCAATTGACCTTTTTTATTCTTATAGAAACCTTCAGACATTCCTTTTTTGCCTAAATTTATTTTTGTAGTACCTGTTCTTGTTCCATCACTTGAAACAAATTTTGTAACTTCATCAGGTAAATATCCGAAACCGGAATCATATACTTCTAACTTGCTAACAGAACCTGAAGAAGTTTGCACATTAGCAGAAACTAAAGCATTCAAACCTATAGGAGTTGCACCAGGTGAAGTAAAGAATGAAATTACATTTGCATAAGATCCTGTCAAAGAGCCAGTGATATTTTCCGTGAGTAAGAAACTATTTGCAAAGTTTAATCTCTTTACACTAACATTAGTAGAATTTGCTTCCTTCACGATGCCTCTAGCACCGGAAGTTTGATAAACTAATTCGCCAGGTGAGAAATATCCGCCAACAAGATTTGTTATCTGCAACTCAAGATCTCTTAAACCGAAAATAGCAACTTCAGGTTCATATAATGTTACAAATGGTGCTACGTCATAATTCTTACCTGGGTTGATGCCTGTCAAAGATGATATTCCGCCAATGATTATATCATATGTAGAAGGCGGTAATATATCTATCAAGTTATGTGAAATTACATTTGCAGTTACGTTAGCAGGAAACCCGAATACAGTAGAATTTAATCTTACATTTGCATATTTAGTTATTCTATCTGTTGATATTATGATACTTTCAGAATATGTCATTGTATTAGTTATACTAAAATCAGCTAAAGTACCTGAACTTATTCTAGATATAGAAGCATTTGACGAAGAGTCAACACCATAGACATAGTTGTATGTGGTATCAGTAAACGAACCTGCACCTGCAATATCAGTAATACCTATACTCATATCAACTCTAGATAAAGTGCCAATAAATCCTGTATTTTTTCCATTAGCATATCTTGAATTAATAGGTTGACCGCCTACAACAAATACGCCGTTAGAATTCTGAACACTATAAAGAACATTCGAACCTACGGTGATTTGAGAAGAAACTACAATTGCATTAGCAATTTCAACATTATTTGCATTCAGTTGATACACGATTTGATTGTTTGTGTATTGCCCATTGATGCCCGTGACATATAACGTCAAATTTGCAGACTCACCCATAATATTAGCTGTAACAGATTTATCAGTTCTTGTTGAAATATTCGCACTTAATGTGTTGCCTCCAGTATATACTTTATAGTCGTATGACACATTAGCATAATTGCATGAAGTGTTACTAAAATCAATATTCTCCTGAATAGTTAAATATGTTGCGTTTGTAACAGCATTGACAGTTCTCAAAACATAACTAGAAGAATTACCAAAAATTGCAATTGTGTCACCGTAAACAAATTGAGTATTAAAAGAAGTTCCTGATCCAGTTATACCCAATGAACCTATAGATTGAATTATGACTTTAGAAGAAGTTGTTGTCGAATTTGTTGTCAAAGTAAGACGAGTAGTATTAGCTATACTTGAAACTTTTTTGTCTTGAATACTCAATAATACGTTATTGCTATTATACGCAAATAATTTAATAATCTGACCTAGTCTAATATTGCTTACAAAATCAGTTCCTGTGCCATCAATGATTGTTGAGTTAGCAGTTATAGTGCTATATCCCGTAACAGGTGTATCATTCAAAGTTACAGAAACAGTTCCTGCTAAGTTTGCAGATGGCTGAACTACTGGTCCGAGTGTGTTATAAACTTCTGCAACAAAAACTTCACCGTTTGTAGAACCATTTGAAGTATATGATAAAACTCGACCTGTTCCTGCTAATTTATTATTTGAATAATATGTGTAAAGATAATCACCATTAGCAATTGAAATAGTATTATTTGCATTTCTAAGGGCGATATTAGCTAAAGGTTGTTTGATAGTCTCAAATAATTTAAAAGGCAAATCTGTTGTTGCAGGACCTGCAACAACATTGCTAAGAGTTAAAACTTTATCAGAAACTAGGATTTGAGCATTTGAAGTATAACCCCATCCACTATCTGTTAAATTAAATGTCACAAGTCCTGTAACGTCTGCGATTGCAGTAACTCTTGCTTTACCTTGATTGCCGTTTTCAGAAGATATATTGACAATATCGCCAATTGCAAACCCGCTGCTTCCTGCAATAACATCAAGTGTTGTCACTGACCCAATAACTTTAGGTATGTTTTTCAAAGTCGTCTGATCGGGCAACGTCAAAGATTCACCTGTTACAAATTCTCCGTTAATTGCAGATATGTAAAATATGTGAATATATTTTGATTTAATTTTGCGTTTGATGTATCGTTCAACGAAAGCTGTAGCTCCACTATTCAAACCTACAATCTGTTTGCCAGCAAAAAAAACATTGTGTTCACTTTCATTGACTTCGAGGTAGATAGGCTTAACCCATCTTCCATCTGATAGGCGAAAAACGTCTTTACCTGGGTAATAAATTTCAGCAGGTGCGCCATATACAGCACGAAAAAACGTGTCAATAGCACGCTCAGTTCCCTTTGCACGATATAAATCTAATGAATGTTTTACTAGATTTCTTGAACTAGAAACAGTGTCAATTTGAATATCATTTAGATACTTATTTTTGAATCTTATGATAAAATCATCTACAGTCTCATCAATATCTCTATTTTCTAAAAAATTTCTTGAATAATATAAAACATTGTTCGATTGTTCCATCCATTCATAATATTTAGTCGCAAATTCAACAAACAAATCACCTTCTTCCCTGTAAATAACAGGGAATTGATTTTTGATAAACTGAGAAATATTCTTTTCAATATTCGACATTAGATTCTCACAGGTTCTACAGTTACATTAATTCCAGAAGATTCAATATACAGAATTTCATTTTTCTTAATCACTACATCTGATTCTCGTGGGGTGATGTATAGGTTGAAGTAATTGCCATCATATGAATCTACTGAAAAATTATTCAGCAGTACTCTACCAGTTTCATAATTGATAGTTCCAATATTCTTGACAATGACATGATCAGTTTTTCTGATTATACGAACCACACCAGCACCATTATCTTCCAATTCGCAAATACTTCCATTATAGATAAATAATGAAGAATGAAGTGAATGTGCCATCTCAACGTCATCTTGAGTTACTGATTTATTTGATATTAAGGTGTTTAAAACATAGTAAGTTTTCTTCAATGGCATGTTGAAATCTATAACTAAATTTTGAGGTATGTCAGTTGACAGACTTAATTTCTTATAGACGTATAGTTTTGTTTGATTTGATACAATGCTATTATCAACAGCATCAATTGCAGATGTCAATTTTGAATAATAAAGAGCTGCTTTGAAATTATTTAGATATTTTGATGCAAATTCAGAAATAGCCAACGATATTCCTGCCTTGATATTATTTGAAGTTCTAGTGGTTTCGTTAACGTTATATTTTACACGAGAATTGACTTGAACATATGTCATTTCAGGTTGAATGAATATAGGATCAATCGAAAGAGGCATACGAGATTTCAAGAAATTGTAATATTCGTTTTTCTTGGATGTGGGTAACCCATCAACATTTTTAATATCAATTGCAATAAAAACTTTACCATATCTAGGTGGTGTTGCATCTTCTCCACCATAAACAGATATAGCGCCGATTTCAGGATATTGCATCTTAAGAATTGTTTCATAATCATTCGTAGTAATAGCACGTTCTTGTGTCTGGAAATGACGAGGTGCATAATATCTTACTGACTCAATGCTTTCTGCGTCATCACCATTTGCAGAATATTGACCGGCTGCTTCAGGTGAATATTTGTTAGTGGTTGTGGCAACTGATGAAGTTAATTCGCCACTTCCAGTAGGATCAAAATTTATTATGAAATTCTTTCCACCATTACCAGCAAGACCTGCAGTAACACGATAATCAATAATGACTGTACTTCCGGGCAAAGGTCTTTTTCCGATAACATCATCACCGAAAATTATCTCATATTTGCCAGTAGAATTTGCTTGAATAAAATAAACTTTTGATTGTGAATTTAATCCTAATAGTGAAGTTGCTCTGGCGTAAACAGAAGGTGTGGTAGAACCGTGTTCATAGACTAAAACAGAGATGGAATCTGTGTCAACATCAACGTTACTAATAATAAATGTCTGTGAGATGTCACTATCAAGAACTATATAATTATCTGTCACATATGAACCTTCATAAATATTGAAGGTAGAAGTATATGTGTTATTTGCTGAAGTCAATATTTGATCATCAGCGACACTAAACACATATGAGGTTTGGTTTATAATTGTGCTAAAGGTTTCACCTTTACGAATAACGTAAGGTTGGCTTGCACTTGTTGCTGTAAAATTTATCGTGACGTTTGCAGAAGAACTTCTCGCAGATCTGGGTAGATAATTCAGTTCTTTAGCATGTGAAAATATAGAACCTTTCATCTGTGCCGAATCTAGGAAACCTTCTGCGCCTACCATGTTTAGATAGAAAGCATTTTTGTATGTGTTGTATGCAAGAACATCAAGCAAAGCATCCATTGCAGATCCATCAAAGTTATAATCTTTGAATATATTTTGCGCTGACATATATGTTTTTAGGCTAGATTTTAAGGTTGCAAAATCTAAGTTTACTAGATTAATAGATGAATTTGACATGCTTCAACGAACTCTTTTTAGGATTATGTCCATTGTTTGGACCTCAGGTATATTTATTATTCTGAAAAATATATTGATTACATACTGTAGATTTACTTCATCACCTACTACTCGAACCTCGAGCGTTTCAACCCGAGGTTCATAATTTTTAATAGCTTCTTCAATACTCATTTTTATATTTTCAGCAGTGATAGGATCAATCATATCAAATAACATATCATGAACACTTGTCCCATAATCTTTATTATAGAATCGCTCACCAGGTTTAGTCAAGATCAATGTTTTTATTGCTTGTTTGACTGATTGTTCATCATAAACCATAGCAATATTACCAGTCACGGGTGACATAGTAAATCCCATTGCAAGATCACTGTAACGTTTTTCTTTTTTACTTGTAGTTACATTTGTGTCTATTCTTGACATTGTTTTTCCTTATGGGTTTAAATCTATTTTTGGTGCAATAAATGTCATAGTGCCGCTTGAAGAAACATCTTTTTTGCCCCCAATAACTGCAGATTCATTACCTGTAGTTCTAGTAGTAGCATTACCATCAACTCTTAAACCTATGTTGCCTTTAACTAAATTATCAGAATTTCCTTGAATAGCTGATGTGTGATTGCCGTCAACTATGTAATCAGATTTGCCATGAACAGTTGATTTGTGATCTTTACCTACACGGACTGTATGTGTTCCATCAGTTGTCAAATTCAAACTCTTATTGCCAAGAATATTGATTTTACCGCCTGCGACAAGGTTAATGTCTTTTGCTGCGTATTGGGTAATGGTTCCAGTTGATACTAATGACACATCACCTGCAACCTCAACATGGGCACCACCGCCAACAGAAACTCTGCAATGCCCATCAATCTTAATATCGCCGTTTTGATTGACAGTTAAAGTATATCCTGCCTTGAGGTGTTCATACTTATTGCTGACAACAACACGAATTTCTGACCCGTCTTCAGCCCACTGTTGAAACGTGCCTGAACCGTGAGCTTGTTCAACAACTCTAGCACCAGGTGTGCTATCAAATACCTGTCTATGCCCACCGATATACTCCATGACGTTTCGCAAAGGATATTGACCCTTATTGTTGTCACCCGCATCAGGAGTTCTTCCTGAGAAAACTGTTCTAGCTAATTTTATAGCATCCTCAGTTGATTTTTTTATGCTTTCGAGATCGTCTGCAATTTTACCCATTGTATATTCCTTTAAGTTGCACTAGCACAAGCAGCAATTTTTCCAATTAAATCATTCACTTTCTGTAAAGCATCTGTTAAAGATGTTATCAGGTTTCTAACAGGTGCTAATAAACCGTCGATTGCTGAGGTCATAGCATTTTGAATTTCTTGTAGTTTATTTTTTAACATGCCAACAATATCAGGAAAATTCAATGATAGAGTAGGGATAATATTGCTTATGTCAACGAATGAAGTGACGAGACATGCAACTTGAGGACCCATCAAGTCCTTCAACAATTTACCTTCGTCTAATTCAGAATTAATCTTATCTACTAATCCTAATGCGAAACCGACTGCTCCGCTTTTATTATTAGGATCGAATTGTTTGATGAATTTTGCTGCATCGCTATTACCATCAAAAATTTGAGCACCTATGCTAGGAAGATCAAAATTCTTTAGTATTTCGCCACCTGTCAGTTTATATGATAAATCGTAAATGTTATCAATGCTATTCTGTAAGGTCCCGTGAAGGGTTTCAAGTCCTTTTAATCCATCTATAAGTCTAGGATCCTCTGCTGGTCTTGCTGATGCAGGTATTCCGATTGAAAAGTTATCAATTGTAATTGCCATTTTTTTCTCTTTACTTTTTAGGTTTGCCTGATGAAGTTAATGTTCCGATCACCATAGGAATTTGTTCGAAGTCGTCAAGGTATATACACATCACCACAGAGCCCTTCAGCAGCCCGTGGATGCCGCCGTGTCCGGGTATTTGTGCATGTGTCACCGGCATCAATACTTTGTACCATCTCAGCGCATCATCTGGGATTTTAGCTTTATCATCCTCAGTGCCGTATGCGCGAACCTTTACGCTGCCATCCTGATATGGAGAATTGACACTAACAACTTCACCTATAAAATAATTGAACCCACGACCACGACCATAAGATGCCATATTAACCTAAACTCCCTTGTTTACCGCCACTTGATGTTTGTATTGCAGCAATACCCATCATGCCATTTTGATCTTGAAATATATATTCTCCTTGAGCGATCACTAAGTGTTGGCCGCCATACAAAGATTTATTGCTGTCTCCATCTCCTATATCAGAAGGTATATCAAGATAGCATCCCTTCCCGACATACGAGTTCAATCCACCCTCGAGGGGAACATTAATTAATGATGAACCTTGCATGATCAAAGATTTCAATATATTTTTCTTTGCAATATCCGCTTCAAAATCTGCAGAACTTTTTTGATTAGAGTCAATCATGAAATTGTGATTTACTGTTCCCGCTGCGTCAGCACCCTGAGTTGTGAGAATTTCATCACCCGGTGAGCCTTTTGTTTTAACAGAAGATAGTTTATACGATTTTGCGATAGGTGCAGTATATGAACCGCTAGCCCAATCCCAACCTTCATTGGTTGCGCCGCCTCGTTGTCTTTGTGTTGATTGATACGCAGAAGCATCGTCGCTACCATATCCCGATTTAGTCGATCCTCTTTTCATAGAAATGATATTGTATGCTAATGTGTCATGTTCTTTAAGAAAACTAATCCCTGCAACTCTTTGAATATATTTAGGTCCTGCTGCTTTATCGAATAATTGTTCTAGCGGGACGCAATGATAATCAGAATTTTGATCAACATAATATACATATGAAGCAGATTTATACTTATCATCTGTCATACGATTTCTAACCATGTTTATGGCTCTACCCAATCTAATTCCACGCAAATGAAAAGGTTCAATATCTGAGATCAAACCTTTAGTTTTTGTTATATCTATCTTTGAACTAGGAACTAATTCGTTATGTAATTTTCTGAATACTTCTGAAGTCGGAATGTTTTGATGATGGCTTGTATGCTCATTTTGCATATCAAAATAACATCTGCTTATTGCAATAATTTCAGTTTTACCTGCACGATTATTTTGATCTTTAGTTCCGCCCATGCTTCCCATAGTAACTAAATTATATTCACGGATAATAGAGCTATCACCGCCAGTATAAACAATAGATACAGGTTTGCCTGGTTCATATAATGCGTCCTGCAATGAACTAACATCAGCTATAGATATTTTTGCTGTTATATAAGGTGTCAATATCGAAGATGAAACATACAATTGTCTGACATGCAATGAAACGTCGATATTATCTATCGAACATTTTTTTATGATTGCTTGTGTATAATTAGGTAAACTCATGACTTTAATATTTTTCTCATGTTAAAAGCAGTTTCGCTAGCATATGCAGGATTCATAAGTTTTATAGATTTGTGTTTTTCATTTATGTCATTTTCATAATCATAATAAGACACTGATGTCCAGTAAACTGCTTCATTATCTGGTATATTTGTGCTTAACAAAGTTTTTGATATAACACTAGCATTTGCTATTGAATTTCTACCTTTAACCCGTGTAATGTTTGCGTTAAAATTACCTGTAACATTTTTAACTTTTACGAATGTGGAATTTGCAAAAACTACTTCACCATTTGCTGCACCTGGACTAGCAGTAACTAATTCTCCGATTGTAAACCCTGATGTTGAATTAGCTAGTGATATTTCAAATTGATAAACTTTATTTGTGTTTACGATTATATTATCTTTTCTTCTGCTGTAACTACTAATATTTAGATCTGCATTGAAATTAGGTGAGTAGTATTTTTTAAGATTTTCAGTTATATAACTATCATAATAATCAACGCTAAATTCAGTTTCATCTTCTGTGTTTATTTTGTAATATGCTATTTTTTGGTTGGACAATTCAATCGACCCATATTTTTTTATCAAATGTTCATCGAAATCAAATGAAGATAAATTCCATCCATAATATGGGTCAATTATGCCATTCACAAGGAAAAGCATCCACTCCATGGAAGGATCCTCATAGTAATTTTCAGCAATTACGTCTGCTCTTGTTGCGTGTTTCAATTCATGTTGATCATACACAATAGGATTTCTTCTCAATCCAGAGTCAATAATGACTCGTTTAGTTATGTCAATGCATCGTGTATTTGCATATGTTATAACTGGGAATTTACTGAAAAATGGTTCTGGCATTTAAATTCTTACCTTATTAATTTTAACGATCTGTGCCACGTAATGTATTATTATCTAATCCGAATGATCCTAGCAATTCTCCTCCTAAATCCCATTCAGAAGGTCTATCTTCACCCAACCAGTATTCTAATTCCTTAAAATTTAGAGTTAATTCGACACCATCAGGTGCTGAAGTTCCTGAATACAATGCAGGTGCTCCTGATGGAGTATAATTAACTACAACAGATTGCAACACGGATGGTTTAAATTCAAACAAATATCCACTTCCCTTTTCATTATTTTCTTTATTTCCTGTGATGAAAGATAATTTAAAAATACGAGGGAATGTGAAAAACCATCCATTTTGACTTAATCCGGGTCTTGAACTAGATTTTAATGTTTGAATTATAGATCTTACAGCAGCAGATTCTTTTGCATTTCTAGGATACAATTTCCACGAAAATGAATGATCTTTATATTTAGGACCCTTCAACAATATGGTCAACATTTGATTCGGGGCAGTACCTGATCTTGCTCTCAATTCAGCCCCGACACCTTGTTGAGATGCGGTATCGACGAGTGTGTTCAAAAAAGTTCCTCGAGGTGCGATAGTTCCCATAAGAGCACCCGCGGTTGAGCTAGCACTAACAACACCTTCAGGTGTATAATCTACTTCATTAATGTCTTTAATATGTTCGGGTAACGGCAAACGAATGTAAGATTGTCCTTTAAATTTCATCCCGCCAAATCTAGTTCCACCACCTATTGAATCTGTTCTGTTTGTTCTTGTAGATTCAGCAATCGCAATCGTCATGTAATGCGGACCTATGTCAGCCGGGAATGTGAGATTACTTGCTTGCTGATTACTTTCAATGTTTTTCAACTTATACATAGTTGAAGGTCCTGCAATGTCTGCACGAGTTACTGATACCCCTTGCGGCGTTGAATATCCTGCCGCAATAGATGAGCCAGAACTAAGTGATCCTGATGTGATAGTGACCATTGTTTTTCCTTGTTATAAGTAGTAGTATGAAAAGTTACAAAGGTAAATTTAAACCAAAGAACCCGTCTAGATATAAGGGCGATCCCACTAACATTATTTATCGCAGTTCGTGGGAAGCAAAATTTATGAAATATTTAGATGAGCATCCTGATGTTATTTATTGGGCAAGTGAAGAACTTGTAATCCCATATCGAAGTCCTGTTGACGGGAAAATACATCGTTATTTTCCTGATTTCCTTGTTCATAAGAAAGACCTACGAGGTGTGATCGAAACTGTTCTTGTTGAAATTAAACCAGCAAATCAAACAGTCGAACCAGTCAAGAAAAAAACGATAAATAAAGCATACATCAACGAAGTCATGACTTGGGGTGTAAACCAAGCAAAATGGAAAGCCGCGAGTGAATATTGTGCTGACCGTAAATGGAGATTCCTGATCATGACAGAGAAAGAACTAAATATCAAATGGTAGCATATACGTTCGAAAAAATTGCTAGTATGAATAAAGTTGGAGCTGTTGAAAGTTCCGCAATCAACGAAGCACGTTCATGGTTTTTGAACAATACTAAGAAACTAAGCAATATTACAAAAAGCAATTTAGCTGCTGATAAAGATCGTTTAGTTAACAATATGAATAAATTTTCTATTGGCAGAATGTATATGTTTTATTACGATGCGAAGTATAAAGACGAATTACCTTATTGGGATAGATTTCCATTGGTGTTCCCGATTGAAATGTATCCTGATGGATTCTTAGGTATCAACCTACATTATATTTCACCTCTTGCAAGAGCCAAATTAATGGATGCTTTATATTCCACGATAAATAATAAAAATAATGATGACACAACAAAACTTAATATCAATTACAGAATATTGAAAAGTGCGTCACAGTTTAGTTATTTCAGACCTTGTGTCAAACGTTATTTATACAGTCATGTGAAATCGCGTTATTTTTACATAACACCTGCTGAATGGGATACCACTATATTATTGCCAACTGAACAATTCGTTGGCGCCGACAAGTCAAAAGTTTACCGCAATTCTTCAAAGCAGTTTTAAAAATGTCTGGATTTAATATAGCAAATTTCACATCGCATTTGAATGCTAACGGCATTTTACGAAACAATAAGTTTTTTGTAAGAATGCCTTACCCTGTAGGATTTAGTGGAAATTCTGATCTTAAAAATACAGCAAGATACGTAGAGTTATGGTGTGATAGTTCAAACTTGCCCGGTGTTTCCCTACAAACTACCCAAATTAGACGATATGGCTATGGTGTTACAGAAAAAAGGCCTTCTAGTTCATCTTTTAATAACGTGTCAATGACGTTCATGGGTGATAGTAAGGGTGCCATGCATTCATTCTTTTATAATTGGATAAAAATGATTCATAATTTTGATGTTCGAGATGGCGATTTGAAAAATTTGAAATCTAATGGAACTGGCTCATCAAGATCATATGAGCTAGCATATAAAGATAACTACATAACTGATATATCAATTCATGTATTTAAAGAGAATACGGATGAAATAATTAAGGTAGTATTAAGAGACGCATATCCTACTGATATGGGTGACATACAATTAAATTGGAATGATACAAACGATTATATGAAAATACCTGTAGCATTTACATACACTGATTGGTATTCAGAAAGTGTTTCTGTTTCGTCTGCGAATATGGGTTCTACTGTAATAGGACCACAATAACTTAATAATGGAGTAAATTATGGCTTTACCTAAAATTAGTCACCCGCTGTTTGATGTGACTATACCATCAACAAATAAAAAAATTAAAATTCGTCCTATGCTTGTTAAAGAAGAAAAAATACTTCTTATGGCAAAAAGCGGTGGAGATCCTAGAGACGCATTAACTGCAGTTAGACAAGTTGTCAATAATTGTATCATGGACGATAAAATTGATATTGATAGTTTAACAACTTTCGACATTGAATATTTGTTTATTAAGATTCGTGCATACTCAATCAGCAATATATCTAAGGTTTCTTATATAGATTCAGAAGATGACAAATCATATGAATTTGAAGTTAATTTAGATGAAGTTTCAGTTAAATTTCCCGAAAATATTGACAAGAATATTAAAATAAATGATGACATAGTTGTTGTTATGAAATATGCGCCATCTTCACTTATGACTGATGATGAGTTCACTCAAACTGATATGAACAAGTATTTTGATATGCTTATCGCTAATTGTGTCGATAAAATATTCCAGGGTGATGAAGTATTTGAAATTGGTGATGTTCCAAAAGCAGAACTGCAACAATATCTAGAGAATGAATTTGATTCTTTGTCTTACGATAAGATGCGGAAATTTGTGTTAAACATGCCACGTTTAAATTACGAAATAAAATACACTAACTCAAAAGGCACAGAAAGAAAAATTCTGATGACATCGTTAGTCGATTTTTTTACCTTAGTTTAAATCATAATACGTTAGAAAATTATTATAATATTAATTTTGCGCTGCTGCAACACCATAAATATTCCCTAGAAGATATAGAGAGTATGATTCCATTTGAACGCGATATTTATCTTGACATGCTCAAGAAATACCTTGAAGAATTGGAAGAGAAACAAAAAATGGCAGCAGGTGCTCAATAACGATGGCAGACGATAACAATCAACCACAAAATAAAAAAAGCCGCCGTGCAAAATCTGCATCGGCGGCTAAACCTGTTTTAAACCCGAATGAAAAAGTCTCCGATTCATATGACGCGCAATCATATGGCATATTCAAAATGCGTTTAACTGATCAATCGTCACAAATTAAACGGATGACTGATTATTCTGAAGATAGTGCCATTAGATTAAATGACATCTATGAAATATTGAAAACTATGAGACCTGTTCCTTATGTCTCATCTTTAGATACATATTTTTATGAAAATGGATACATCCCAGTCAAGGTAATTAATCCTTGTTGTGATGAAGAATCTGCAACAGACAATATTGCAAATAAAGATAAAAACAAAGATAAAGATAAACCTAAAAGTTTCAAAGAATATCTTGCAGATATTATACCTGCAGTTGTTCCGGCTCTTGCATATATTGCTTCAAAATTTCATCCTGCTGAAGAAGAAGTTGCAGCACCTGCTGATGCAATGTCAATACCAGTTGATCCTAGATTAAAAAATGCAAAAACAGGCGGAATGCCTGCAGCTGATGCTATTTCAACAAAATCTGTTCCTGATCCAGTCAAGCAACCGAATGCTGTAGTAGCAGAACAACCAGCAACATCAGACAAAAATTCTGTGCCCGCATCTCCTGTAATGATAATTAATAAGCCAACACCTCTGGGAACTATCACAGAAACCTCACCTAAACCTATTTTTCCCGCTGATACAAACCCACAGGTTGGTGCAAAACCTAATGTATCATCTACTCCTGCCAGTAGAACACCTGCGTTCGAAAATCTAAAAGGTATTGCAGAAAATCCTTATAGAAGTTTAGGTAGAGGCGGACGTGGCGTACCGATGAATATGCCAGATTTGGGTATGCCCGGACAAGGTGGAGTGGGCGGCGGCAAATATCCTAGTATTTTTGGTGATGAAGATAGTCCAATATTAGAGAATATGAGTTACAAAAAACCTGATGATGCATTAGGTAACTACGGTATAACAAAAGATAATACTGATAACACTATATTGACCGCAAGAAAAATCAATTTTGTTGCGAAAGAAATCACATACGAAGCAGGTAAATTTGAGTTCATAGATCAGAGTAGTGGTGCTTCATCAGGTTCATCGGGTTCATACGGGGGCAGTATGGGCGGCGATTTATCAACTGTATCATTCAATCCTCAAGAATCTGCTATACCAATGAATGGCGGCGGATATAACATGAGCAATAAAACTGTTGCAACAGGATCACTAAAAGAAAATCAAGCAGAAGCATACAAAGCAGCTATTGAAAGCGGTTTGAATGACGCAGCTGCAAAAGCATTAGTCGCAAATATGTCCGGTGAAGCTCTTAGTAAACCTGGTGATGTACATGCCGATCCATCTCGTAGTAATCCGAATCAAATGGCTCACGGCATTGTTCAGTGGGATAATAATAGAGCAGAAAAAATCAAACAACATTTCGGTAAATACCCACAAGATATGACTGTAGCCGAACAAACAAAAGCTGCTATATGGGAAATACAATCAGATTATCCTGGTTTATGGGAAAGCATGAAAACTGATGATGCTGCGTCGATTGTCAGTAAATTGGTTTCACAATATGAAAGACCTGCAGATACTCAAGGTGCGACACAACAAAGATTAAATTATTTGAGCGGATTACCTGATGATTTAGGTGTATCTAAAAAAACAGATAGTTCAAATGAACTAAGTCCTCATGCTGATATAGCATCAAAATCAGCATCAACTACTTTAGAGCTGAATAAACCTCCGGCGGCACCGACAGTAGCTCCTGCTGTTTCTTCTGCGTCAATCATAAACGTTAAATCATCTGCGCCGCCAGTTGATGAACCATGGGCTGCGTTCCATGATATGTTTGACATGCTTGACGATGCTACTTTAGCACGCAATCCATGGGTTTGATAGGTAATTAAATGGAAGAAGAAAACGAAAATTTAAGCAACAAGATTGATGATATTAATTCTCAATTAGTGAAAGCAAATGCTTTCAATGAAAATGCTGCATTAGAATTAGATTTAATTTACAATTTTTTATCTGAGAATCAAAATCTATTTAAGCATCAAACTAGCGGTATGCCTAATTTAGACAAATTTTTTGATGATAATGGCTATATACCTGTAAAAGTTTTGAATCCTTGCTGCTGTAATCATGATGACAGCAAAGATGAATCTGATGATGGAAGAAAAAGAAGAAGAAATAGACCAGGTAACGAAGAAGAAGAACCACAAAGACAAAGACAGGGCCAACGTCAAGGACAAGCGGTTCCTGGTGAAATATTTGCGCCACAGCCGCAACAAATCCCGGGGGCTCAGCCTGCACCTATAACAAAACCTTCACCTATACCTGCAGCACCCCCTATTACAAAACCAATACCATTAGGAGAACCTGCGCCTGCGGATCAGCCAGTTATTCCTGGAACAGCACCCGCACCTGTTCCAGAGCCAGTTATTGAACCTGCACAGCCAGCAGAGACTCCTAAACCTTTAGATAACCCGGCCCCTGAAACCCCGCCCATAACTGTGCCGGGACCTGATTCTAGACCAATTTTCAAACCTGGTCCAAGCGAACCACTGATACCTGCGAATAATCCCGAGCCGCTAATACCAGATGCTAAACCGATTTTCAAGCCTGAACCACAAACACCTGCAAATAATCCTAATCCCCCCGAAAAAGAACATCCGGGTGAGTTACCTGCAGCTGCTTCGCAAGGATTAGTACCTGAAGATTGGTGGAAATATCAAGGAGATGGACCAGGACTTGCAGTCGGAGATAATGCATTAGGTGATCAGCCATTATCTACAATGGATATGTTAAATGCATTATCATATCTAGTACCGTATTTAGGAGAAGCTAAAGGATTAAAAACAATTTATGATCTTTATAAATTGTTTCGCAACATGAAATCAATTGGAGAATTTATATCTCCATCCGGATTTCAAGGTCAAAGAAGTTTTGGTGCAGCATCCCCAACATCATATTCTATGAATGAAAATTCAAAGACTGATGAAATAACTTTAAAAGCAGATGAAATTAAATTTATTTCAGATGTAATTCGTTTCAAAAATACGGGAATAGTTCAACAACAAACTAGTTCACCAGCAGTCGCTCAAAATGCTAGTTACTCGCCACCTAATCAAGAAACAGCACAAAATGATAAGACAACAGTAGGAAATGTCGGCGGAGGAAATATAGGTTCAAGCCATGAAAGTATGTTAAATGGCAGTCAACCTGTCAAAGGTATGTCAGCAAATACGGGATTAAGTGGTATTAGTGAAATAGGTTCTTCATTATCTTCGATGGTATCATCTATAGGTAAAACATTGAGTGATTTGTCATCAAAAACATTTATGGCAGCAAAAGTTGCACCTACTAAAACAAAATCACAAAAACCTGTGCAATCGCAACCTGTCATGTATAATAGTGAAACAACTGGTTATCCTACCGCAGGAACTGATAGTCCGTATCCTGCGGCAACTGTATTTGAACAAACTATATTTCAAAATTCCGGAATGTTTACTTAATAAAAAAGGGAGAGCAATTAAGCTCTCCCTTCACGTTCATTTCTGAACTATTAGTCTCCATCAGCAAGATTCTTGAAAAACTCCATATTGTCATCATCGTCATCCGCGAATGAAGAAGATTCAATTTTAGGAGCGGTCGCAGTTCGCTGACTAGGTGCAGATTCTACATTTGTATCATACGAGTTGTTCTCTGCTGTTCTGTTACGCGATACCATAGGATTTCCATCAAGACCCAATACACGAACCAGCTTTGCCTTAAGTTCGTCATACGACTTGAACTTATCAGGACCGACCAATTCTTGCAATGGATATTCACTCTTCCAAATGGTTTCGAGAACATCGTCATCATTGCTCAAAGGTGATGGAGCTTCAAATTCACTTTTGTCATAATTACGATAACCTTCAACTTGACGAATCTTCAATTTGAAGTTTGCACCTTCCCACAAATTAAATGGGTTCATAGGTTTTTCATCTTCAAATTGTGAAGGAGGCTTAACTGCTTCGTTGACTTTGTCGAAGATTTTCTTGCCATACTGATACAAGAATACCTTGCCTTCGTTTGCAGGATTTGCACTGTCCTTCACGACATAAATGTTCGAGATGAAGTTCAGCTTACGCTTCTGATCACGCACTTGCTTACGAGCGGGTGATGCATCATCAGTGGTCGAATTCCACAATTCAGAGTTATATTCTGAAACAGGATCATTCTTACCGAGAGTAGTCAATGAGTTCTCGATATACCACAAACCGGTCGGGCCTTTAAACCCGTGTGAGAACATACGCACAAAAGGCATATCTTCACCAGCGATTGGAGGTAGGAAGCGAATAGTTGCCATACCGTTGCCTGCTTTGTCAACAGTTGGTTTCCAGAAACGAGCATCGTCGTCTGCGCCGCCATTGGGCGTCTGGAGTTTTGTCAATTCCTTGGTCAATGACTCAAGTGTGTTTTGACGAGATTTCTTCATTTCAGCAAATGAAAGTGCCATATGTATTCTCCGTATAATTTGTATAAAATGTTTGTATGTTTTGTATTTAATGTATCGAAGATGTCGCATTAATGATCATAACACCGGTTTGTGCGTCATAAACGATACATTATATATGCATTGTATCATGCAGTTTTGAAATGATCAAGCAAAATCTTTTTGCATTTTGCCCTATCATATTGTAGGAAAGGTTTGTATTTCATTAATTTATGAGACAACTCTTTCCATACAATGTCTTCACTCATATGCCTTTGCCAATGCGAAAAACATCTAACAACATCAATAAGAATGACGAGTGTTTCGATTGATATTTCTTTTCGCAGATACAGTTTTAAAGCGTTTGGGTGTTGCCCTTCTTCAACGATGAAATTCGAATTGAACTCATCGTTAAGTTGTTCTATTTCGTTCTGGAAAATATAGGTAAGCGATTGTGTTCGCTTTAACCAATTGGTATATGTGTTTTGCGCTTGTTCATTATATGCAAGCGAACCAATCCATGTATCTCCTTCAATGAAGTTGGCAACGAGGAAATGTTTAGGATCCCTATGTTTTGCCAACTTCATGAAGAAAACTTTGTCTTTTCTTTGATTGTATTTCTCGGGTGTAATTGATCGAGATTTACCTTGATATTTGAAGTAGTCGTATGATTTGGTTGTGAAATGATTCTTCAGCGCAATGTAATCTTTGAAAACATCGTATGCTGTACTCATATAGGTAACCGAGAACTCTTTCGCATGAAGTTGAGGTTTTCTGCTTCTAACTGAATTTTAGATTTAAGAACTGCATGACGACGAATAAGATCACCTGCAAACTCAATTTCATGATTGTTCATTTCACACCACATAATAACAGCATCCATGTATTCAATCTTGCGATTTTTAACAATGAATTCTACTTCCTCAACAAGTGTCGAGTTAAACTGCATAGGTGCTTTCATCAGTCCCACAATGCCTCGTAATAGCGACCAAATAGTCGAAAACCATTGCTCATACGATTCTGATGCTTCTGCACACCTTCGGAATCTGAACTAATGTAATTGCCGTTAGGACCAAAGTTATAGAAGTCAGATTCCCACCCACCCGGACGTGCTTTTTGTTCAAACGCCCATATCATTTCATTGAGAACCCAATCCCAACGCTTGTGAATAGTATCATCATGATCAGGATCATCAGTGACTGGATGGCGAAGTTCTTCTGGAACATCAGCATTGTCAACATATGGCGATCCATGCTTATTCTCTTTAAGCAACTTCAACATAGGATCAACGATCAATGCGAGGGTATCATCCATACCCCATACATCATAATTGTCAATGCGAACTTTTACCTTTTGATCTTTACGACCATCAAGGATTTGATTGATAGTTGCATTGTAAATAGTTTGCAAAAAGTATTCTAGTTTTTCAAGAAAACGCTCAAACCCATTATGACTATTGCACCAATCATGATCGTATTTCCAATTCATATATTTGTGATGAATAGCGCTGACCCAACGATACCGATACGGTCCGATATATACACGCAATTATTTTTTATCCTTACAATTAGTATAACCACAAGTATCACTATATCTATCACTGCCTACAGCACCAATACTACCACTTGAATGTGCTACGCCGCTAAGAGTAAATCCGCCGCCTGAAGTGATTCTCATCTGTGTCGGACATTGTAGATCATAACAAACATAACCCATAACACCCGACAAATTAATCCCGCATTTCGAGCATGACTTGATATTAGGCCATGTTGCTTCGTGAGTTCGTTTGAACGGATCATCAGGTCTGGGATTTGCTGCCGTGGGATATTTAACATATGGCGGTGTCGGAACTGTCGTAACAGTTAAAGGAACAGGTTGTTTAGATCCTTCTTGGAAACCCGCATCATACGCAGATTTCAACATATCTTTGTTTAGTTTAAACCATTCATCAAATGTCATAGTGCCCTCAATTCATTTTTCGTTTTTCGTCAAAAGTGACTTCTATCATCTCTAATATATCATCATAGATGTACTTAGGTGTCAATCCTGCCCTTGAGAATTTTGCACCGTCAATCAATATTTTATGGAAGGTCGAACCAGGTCCGCTTTTAGCGGCTGCTGCTTTCACGATAGTTTCTTCGATGATAATTTTCACAGACCTGGTTCCTCTAGATTAGAACTTCAATTCAGCGCCAACGATTGCGCCGTCAAAGTTGAAATCTGCATCAGAAGTAGATTTCACATAAGTGACCAAATCTAGCTTTGCGATGTCTGGGTAGTATTCGACACCAACTTCTGCTCCTGCGAAGTTTACATCTTGCAAGTCAACGTCAGTGCTGACATAAACTGAAAGACCTTCAACTGGAATAAAGCGAAGTTCGGGAGTATTAGTTGTAGTCCACAATTCAGCTTTTGTATCGTATTCAACAACTAGATCGTTATTAAACTGAAAGTTGCTCTTGCCTAGGTCAACTGCAAAAGCTGAACCAGCAGTAAGTGCCAAAACTGCAGTAGCAGTCAAAAGAAAAGTTTTCATCATTTCATCCTATTATGTTACGTGTGAAGGCCCGTTCTGTTTCTAGGTGGAGCCCATACCCAGGTAGATTATGCTGCTAGAGCGTAAGCTACCGGTGCGAAATTTTCATTTGCATTTCTTGATTTTATTGCGTTAACCGAGCTTTCGCCGGGTAGCTCCATCCTGCCTAGTACGCCTGTCGATCCTATTTCGACCCCAGCAAAGATACATTGGGTGTTCGGAGAAACCTATTACACCATATTTGTTCCGACTATGGTGACCAATGTATCTGTGGTGGAGTCGTCGGGTACCGCCCCCGAGTCCAGAACGTGTTCAGTGAATATCATCACTACATCTATATGTATATCATCTGATACACATAATGTCAATAACTATTGTGTCGTATCACCAAAACTTTTTCACGAAGATGCTATCCATACGCATTGTCTTGACGCATTCATATCCTAAAAGTTTTAGCAAACTGTCACCATTTGCTCGTTCAGTGATAATAACAGGCCAATAGCGAGTAATAGTTTGAATGGCACCCATCAGTGCATCTTCTTCAGATCCTTCAAGATCAAGATGTAATAGATCGAGGGATTTAAGTTTTAAACTATCGACAGTCGTAACTTCGATTTCTCCTGGAACGGATTCGTTTACACGATGCATTCCGACATTCATATTATCGCCACCCGGACGAGCATAACTCATCGTTGCTGTAGTGATTTCTGAACCTAATGCTTTATTGTAATGAACAATATCAGTGTTCTCACAATTCTTCGACAAACAAATATAATTGTCTTTGTTCGGTTCGAATGTAATTACTTTATTAAAGTGATTCTTATAGAATCGAGGATACATTCCGCAACATCCGCCTGCTTGCACAACAGTCCCAAAATTGCTCACATGAGATAAGAAATCTTCAATACCTTCATTCCAATCATCAAGGGGTCCTGACCATGCGCCAGTATCACCTTTAATCCAGTAAAGTTTTTCAACGTTTTCAAATCCACAATCTCTAAGTTCTAATTCTATAGTCATTATATCTCCATTTAAAATTATTCAGCCGCGATCATACAATCTTACTAGATCATGTATCGTGTATTTTTTCTTCTTATATTCTGCAGGAACAGACCCGATACCAACAACCCTATCCCATTCTCGTTGTGAGTACTTAGATTGATCCCATGGCAATTGGGTATAAGTAGATTCAACGGTAATGGTGTTTGCTGGGTTATCTGACATCCAATATCTCCTGCTTAAATTTAGGTAAGATTTTCCCTTTAGAATCAATATCAATAATATTTTTTTCTTTTAGGGTCCATAAGGTTTTTTCCATACCTACAGAGACTCCTGATCTAAAACCTACACGATTTCTGTATTCTGCCCAAAGACCTGTAAGGATAATAAGAATACCTAGCATCCAGTATTGTAGGAACATTGTAGTCTCCTTTCAAATTACCTATTATTTATTGTAATAGGTTTCATAAAGATATTTGATCTTATCTAGTTCTGGATGTTGATGAATCCATTGACCAGTTGAAGGATCAAACTTCTCTTTGAAGAACTTATCCATCAATTTATTACCTGTTTTGATCAACGGATTGATTGATTTACACATCTCGTCAAATTCTGCATCAGTCATGATTGAGTTGTCACAGAACTCGTAAGCATATGCAGCGACGGACAATTTAATCCGTCGCCACACTTCAATCTCTTGAGGAATCCTCGTTACTGCAAGAACACTTTCTTCTTCATAGAAATCTTCAACGCTCATCTTTTTCTTCTCGAACCTTCTTAGAAAGAGATAAAAGAATGTCAGCAGTTGCATCCTTACCTAGTTGACACTGAAGAATAGTTTTTGCTTTTGACAACATGACAGTCCCGAACATGAGAATCTCTTCTTCATTGTCACATAGCATGATATGACGATCAATAGGAGCCATCGTGCGTTTGAGTTGTTCCATATATTCTTTAGGTAGAGCTGACATCTATTAATTCTCCAGTTTTTTCAAGACTCAATGGTTACTCCACCTACTTCTGTGGTGCCGATGACTTTATATTCCCTGCTTTCCTCAAACACCCCGTTTTTGACTTTCATGACCTTAACCTTAGCGTGAATATCACCGATCAATCTAACATATGAACGACCACCATCAATAGCAGTTCGACCTACTTGACGATAATCATGACGATGCTGTGAGTATTCCCATCCATCAGGTCCTTCAATCATACTGAATGTAAGATCTTCAATCGTATCACAGTTTGTGATCATAACTTGATTGTCGCCATTGCGATAAACGCCAAGGTAGCGATTACCATAGTCAGGATGAGGTGTATCACGATAGAAGATATCTGCAGCATAATCTGCGTTTTTGTTTGGTGCAGAAGTGCAAACATATTCGAGAGGAACATCATCCTTCTGAGAGAAGTGTTTGCTGATGATCATAGTGTTGAAGTGTGGATGATGTTTGATGTTCATTTCTTCCTCGCCGGACAATCTCTGCCCTGATTACAGTCGTGATTACATGGGGGACACATATTACTCGTCTTCGGTGAAGTATTCATCTACAAGGTCTCGAAATGAAGTGGTGCCACTTTTAGCTGCTGAAAGAGTGATTTCAGCCCAACGTTCTTCTGCTTTTTTGATGATGTTGATGATTTCAGCAGGATTTTCTACTTTATCAAGATCTGCTTGAATGCGAGTAGAAATACCATCAATACCGCCACTAGCCTCACGCCATTTAAACTTGTATTTGTATTTGATGAGTGACTCTTTGTGAATGGAATCTTCAATCAATTTCTCTTTCGAAGGTTCACAAAAAATATACCGAATATAAACTTCTGTCAACGGGCTTTTGAATTTCTGGTAAACCATCTTACCAGCATTGTGGGCGCCGGTCTTGATTTGACCTGCCCTATTGAAAATGTTAGCACTCATACCAGTATAACCAATATCAGGATCAACAAAACTTTTGTTGTCGATATTTTTTGAAATATGGCTAGCTTCGATCAATTGATACACACCATGACCTTCGGTGTTATATTGTTCTTTTAAAGCTCGCACGATAGGACCTTTACCCGTGGGCATTTCACCTAGAACAGTCCACGAAGTGATACCTTTGATCTCTTTGGTGAAGTCAATCATCATATATTCCTTTTATTTTCAGAGCTACATTAGCTATTATACAGGTGGTTATTGAGGTTGTCAAGGGGAATCGTGTGACTCCCCTCAACTCTTTTCATTAAGCAACGTTAGCGTATTCGACCGCTTTTTCGAGTGCTTGAATCTTTTTATTACGATTGGTGCCATACCAAGAAGAGTTCAAGCGAGTCTCTGCCGAGTGTCCGAGCAAGTGATCAATCGAGTAGGTGACAGCGTTAAACGCTTGCCAGAAGGTGCCTTCACCCATCTCAGCGCCGGGCTGTGTGCCCATGATGTCGTATGCTAGCGCTGCAGGACGAGACATCTTCAAAGGTTCGCCTTCGACCTTCTCTTTGGTCGTAACAAGCGGAAACACTTCCTGCAAGTAGTTCGAGACGGTTTCGTCAGTGTAACGCTTGACCGACAGGAACTCTGCCATCTCCTTGTATTGACCCAGCTTGTCCTTTGCGATACCCATGGTCTTTTTAACCATTTCAGCATCGAACTTACGACGATGGTTCATCTTCATCATCATATCGGATTTCTGTGACAAAGAAAGAGTCAAGGTGTTATTGCAGACAACCCGGATCGGCGTGAAGCGAATATCAATCGACTTGCCATATTCGTGTGGGTTCGAGAACAACAGATACGACTCGACAGTATCTTTGCCTTTGAACAACGAGAAGGACTCTTTGACCTTTGCGAGTGCCCATACCATATTGCCTTCACGCAACGAGCCAGCAGTGTGCATCTCCATGTCACCTGCCATAACGAAGTCATTGAAGAACTCAAATGCTTCGATATTCTGAACAGGTTCCCAGTCGTCTGAGATCATAGTAAGAACGCGAGAGTCAGTCGAGCGAACCAGCGCGTGTTTGCCGGTATTGATCACTTCGCCTTTGTAGTCGACAAAAGCAGGGACCTTATCAACATCCCAATTCAGATCAGCCTTGACGAGCATCTGATCGGGGGTCAGATCAGCACTGACGGGAATGCCTAATCCGTGCCAAGGGGTTTCGCCAGCGTAAGCCATAGTTTCAACTTGATGTGCCATGATGTAGTTCCTTGTGTGTTTGTTTTCGTATGATTGTTTATCGTTTATTTTTTAAATAATGTCAAGCGTTCTTTTTCAGCTTGACAACATCTCCGAAGGCATCCACAACCTTCATACCCTTAGTAGTAAGACGGACGGTCTTCATCTTAGAATTAGCACGGGCAGCGACGAACTGAAAGCAGTCCTCGACATTGCGTGATTGAAAGTGAATCTTCTCGTGACCGTAAGTATCAGTCAGACGACCGGTGACGACTTTGTAGTACATGGTATCCTCCTTTTTTCATTATTATTACTTATACAATATTGGAGATATTTTGTCAATAAAAAAACACGCCCGAAGGCGTGTTTCTGTCAATATTTTAGTTTTGATGTTTTGTTAGTTCACTCATGGATCTACATATGCATAGCGAGAGTCATCCATTGTCTGCAGATACTTACCATACAGCGATGGATTGAACGATGCAACCAACGCATGGACCAACAAGACGGTTAATAGGTTGATAGCAAGGACAAACATAAGAAATTTCAAGATATACATTTCAATGCCTTTGTGCAACGATTGAGGTGTCGACTGCTTCGATTCTAAGTTCGGCTTGCTCGTAGTAGTCGGGGGCTGTAAGCGAGGTGTTCTTGCTGTTGATTTCGTAGATACGCTTTCGGGCTTCTTCATAGGTGTCATAATCTTCACTCCAATATTCACGCCCCCATCCTCGTTCAGATGCGGAGCAGTTGATGCGATACTTTACAGTCATGTCAGTTCTCCTTTCCTATGATTCAATATCACATTATTCTAAAAACATGTCAACCATAAATACTTTTCTTTAAGGAACATTTTCATGTTTACTGCTCTTATTCTAATGTGTGCTTTACATACTGAAGGTAAAGACATAGGATCATGCTTTACTGTTTCTCCTAATGCTATGTTTTCAAATCAGGAAGTTTGTGAACAATCAATAAAAAAAGTGCTAGGATCAGGAACCCTAGCACTCAAGTTTGAAGATTATGAACCAAGAGACTGGTATTGTGTTAACTGGACAGCGTTGAAAGCCTAATCCATTGGTCATGAATGTCTTGCGCTTCTTGTTTAAGAGCATCTAAGTCCTGTGTGCAGTCGGGTGACCAAGAAGGCCAATACATCACATCATCATAGAAGACACGGAACGTTCCGTTAAGTTGTGATTCTGACACAGCAACGAACTGTTTATGATTTGGGTTCTCTATCCATTTTAAAGTCATTTTCTGTTCCTATAATACATTTCCTCAGAACCCCAGTGATTTTTGGATTCTTTCTCCATTTCATACAAAATACGCACAAGAAGATCGCGGTCGTTATAAGAACCTGTTCTCTCTATCAATTCTTTAAGTTCATCAACTAAAGACATAGTACCTCCATTAAAGAGATTATTTATTTGGGACTACATACTCACGCTGAAGGCGTGGACGAGCCGGTTAATTTTTCCATAAACTCATCCGCCGTCATGTTTCCACGGGCGTTATTGCACTTTTCACAAGACATAGCAAGATTTTCCCACTCATTCGAGCCGCCCAGTGACTTTGGTAGGACATGCTCGACAGTAGAAGCGTGCCGAACCTTGCGGAGATCGGTCGTTTTTACACCACACCAGCAACATTTCCAGTTTTGCGCTTCGGAAAGGCGACATCTGAGCCATTGCCAGTGAGCAACCTCGTAAGCAACCTTCGCCATCTTGCCTGGGTAGTGTAAGAAATCGTCGGAAAGTGGTTCTTCGTTGATTACGAGGGGGAAATCTAGCTTCATTTTACACCTTTATTTGTAAGATACCGCCGGATGTTGACGTCCATAGGTATCACGAGTACCTAAAAGGTCCTTTTGACGAACCCACGACTTCATGTGACGAGCCGTGGGAAAAGTGCGCTTGATAGTTTTAGGATCAGAACAGATTATGTTCATGACTGTATCTTTCAGCACATCCCGATATTCCTTGGGAAGTGCGTCATAACGAGCCATCACATCTTCACGAGTCAGTTTTTCAGTTTTGAACTCAGATTTGCCGTTGTTATTCGCAGCCATGTCGTTTCCTTTCGAGGCGGAACCCCTCCGCCCTTTCATTACTCTTTGTTTATAGAATTAATGAAAAAAGATGTCAACCGCTATTCGAAGTAGACACCTTCATCTTTGTCATCTCGACCTTCACACCAGTAGAGTTGCTTCATATCATGCGCCACGTTGAAGTTGTGAGCATCAATGATAATCTTAGCGTCTTGCGGATACGACTTAAGACGCTCAATGAGCATTGCTACTGTCATCATTATTTTGTTCTCCCTGCGATACGGTTAAAGCCTTCGTCAATGGTTACGTCATAAGCGGCACAGAAAAGCACGAACTTCAACCCATACTGCGCCATGCTCTTAGTTGCTTCTTGCGACAAGTCGAAGGTGATAATAGAGCTACCATCCTCTTGATCTTCAATATCCAATACTTCTACATCACCTTTAGTCATCCGCCTGTCCTCATGTTTGCTACGTCTACTGCTGCTTGTTTGTTATCCCGCCGAATAGGAACGGCGTTGCTCTTGTGCATGGTTGCGATACCGCAGATCTCGTCACCCGTATAGACATTGGCATCCTTCTTGGTGCCGTTACCGGGAATGCTGTGAGTGCGGGTAGCATCACGAACCACGCCGAGGTCATGCTTGTAAGCGCGTTTACTTGTGGTAAGGGGTCCCTTATATCCGACCCGTGCTAGAGTGTCCCGTAGTGCTTTCTCAGCAGCGAGGATCGAAGCAGTCTTCACTTTGGGCTTCTTTTTGCCCGAACCGGGAGCCATGACGCCCCTAATCATATGCATAGTCATTCTTCAATCCTTCCATGGTCAGTATACCGCTCGTCACCATAAAGTCGGTCGGTGTGTTGTTCTTTACGTTGCTTTCCAATTTCTTGCTCAATATCATTTAGGCGAATAAAAATCTCGATAAAGTATGAACGAATTTCTTCCATGTTATTTTTAAATGTCATTTGGTTTCTCCAGCAAATGCGGATCGTTGATATGGTAAATCAATTCCTCTGCATTCACACCTGTTGACAGTAGGTAGCGGATAATATCCCGAACGGTGTGATCTTCGGTAAAGCTGATGTAAATGATGCCATCGTCGTCTTCGGTTTCGATAGGCTTAAGTTTAACTTCACTCATTTTTCTTCAATCCTTTATATAGTTTCTCGAGGCGTTCTTTCTCCGCCTGCACCATCTCGTGAGGATAGAAATCTTCCCGGACAAAGTGGTCGTACCAGATACGGTCCTCGTCACGGTCGGTCTCCTCCATATAGCCCACTAGCTCACCTTTGTGGTAAAGCTCGCCACCACCATGATCGGTGAAGTCGTTCTTCTTCTGGACCATCCAAAGCTGGTAACCGGTCACTAAGAGAAATTTATACATTGTCGTTTCCTTTCAAATTACTTTTTAGTTATAGAATTATTTGGAAATGTTGTCAAGAGCATTATTAGCCCTTCCCATTACTTTCACCGGTCCTATTAGAGTTACTTCACTTTCGGTTTCTATCCAGACCTTAGCGCCACAGCTAAGAGGCAGACCTTAGCGCCACAGCTAAGAGGCTTGTCGGGTCTATACACCACTCTAGAGGGACCGGCGATCTCTACTTCATGAACGTAGGTATTAAGAGGCCCCTGCTTCACTGTAAGGCAGGGTTCTCGCTCCCCGGTCTTACTGTTGCGCTTTACTACGTGCTGATTAACATGGATGATGGTCTTCATCTATTCCTGCCATTTACGCTTCCAGTAGCCGAACCGTCCTGGTACATCACCCCTATCTTCATTGTGCTGACGGAATCTTTCAGCCATCACTTCATCTAAAGTGACTTGCGGGATCGCCATAACCTCCCGCTCTATCTGGGTCACTGTCATACCAAGGCGGATAGCCTCTATCACCGCTTTTCTATCTACTAAGTCCATCACTCAATCCTCCCATGTAATAACAAAATAGTCTTCTTCGGGACCGCCCCACAGCTGATCTGGCTTTGCCCATCTCGTCCTGGCGTCTATGACAGCCCCCGCAGGATAGGCCTCCAGCATAGCCAGCACCTCCTCTACGGTCTTGCCATCAAGGTCCTCCCATAGCGTCAGGGGTAGGCTTTCATTCTTCGATATAAGTCTCATTCCGTTTCTCCAATGCTTCTTTCATTTCTTGTAGGAGGACCTCTTGATGAATAGCCCACAGAATATCCTCGTAGTCTATCCCGGTCTCATCCTCGATCTGTAGGACGGTGTAGCCTTGGTCCCGCAGCTTCTTGACCCGCTCACAGAGCTCGTCCCAGTATTCATAAGAGGTACTCATAGCTTGTTAGCCTCCTCAGCTAGATGTTCAGCATACTCCCTGGCACATAGTGTAGCCCCATGCACCGGAGGACGGTTTAAAAGTTTACAGATTTCCATAGTGACATTGAGACCCCCGCGCTTACTGTCGGCGACAAACCACCAAGGCCAGTCGTCGGTGCGGTCACTAGCACTACGGGCATAGTAACGGGGGGTCATAGCGGTCTCCTCACTCAAAGTCATCTATCCCTATTCTTTTAATTTCTTCTGCGAGTAAATCACCGCCCCGCATAATTGCTATCTGTAGTCTTTTGATCTCGCGGTCCCTGCTATCAATAGCCCCTACAGCCCGGTTCAGGAGCAAGTAAAGATCCCGCGAGTCAACTAGCACATTTTCATCCATATTGACTATGGCGTCTGCTAGGTCCTGTATGATATAAGTCATCCCTGCACTCCTACTTTACTGGCACGAACCGCGAAGCCCAAACCCGCCCCGATGGATCAGCCACGGTCATCTGACGGGGGTGCACTGACCTGGTCGCAACGGCGTCCCACCAAGCCCAAGCCTCTTCAGCGGTTTCAAATTCGACAGCCGACCAGTTCCCATGCTCGAGGGGGGTCG